TACTGGTGAAGGGCGAACGGATAAGCCATTCAGGAAGGAGGAACTCAAGATGATGTACACACAGACACCTGAAAAACTGGCACAGCGGCAAAAGCTGGACCGGGAACTGGCGGCGGTGCTGATGGCCATCAGCGTCACGACCCGCAGTATTGCCAGGAACATCCATCTCTTATCAATGCAAAGACATGTGAAGGGAGTCAATCCGTATGACAAACGATGAACTGCAGAAACTGGCAGCGGCCCTGGGCGATTGCGGCAAGGCGCTGCTGAAGATTTCCGAGGCCATGGCGGTGAAAGAAGATAATCCGCCAGATTCAGAAGCAAAATCAAAAAAAGCGGAAAAGCCACTGGCACTGGAAGATGTCCGCAAAGTCGCTGCCGACAAGGCCCGCAAGGGATTCACGGAAGAAGTCCGCAGCCTTATTCAGAAGTACGGGGCGGACAAGCTCTCCGGCATTGACGCGGCGCAGTACGAAGCCTTCCTGAAGGAACTGGAGGTGATTGGACATGCCGGATAAACACGCGGTGCTGTCCGCATCTTCCTGCTACCGCTGGCTGGCCTGCCCACCATCTGCAAAGGAATGTGACAAGCTGCCGGATACCTCCAGTGAATTTGCCCGGCAGGGGACGGATGCCCATACGCTCTGTGAATTCAAGGTGAAGACGGCCTTGGGCCAGAAACTGGAAGACCCGACGAAGGGACTCACGTTCTTTGATGAGGAGATGGCGGAATGCACTGATGAATACGCGCAGTTTGTCATGGAATGCCTGGCCACAGCCAAAGCATCCTGCAAGGACCCGCTGATCATGATCGAACAGCGGCTGGACTTTTCCCAGTGGGTGCCAGGCGGGTTTGGAACAGGCGACTGCCTCATCGTAGCCGACGATACCCTGACAGTCATCGATTACAAGCATGGCTTGGGAGTCCTGGTGGATTCCGAGAAGAATCCGCAGATGATGTGCTATGCCCTCGGTGCGCTGAACCTGTTTGATGGCATCTATGATATCCGCCAGGTGTTCATGACGATCTTCCAGCCCCGCCGGGACAACGTCAGCACCTGCACCATGAGCAAGGAAGAACTGCTCCAGTGGGCCGAAACGGTGCTGAAACCTGCGGCAGAACTGGCGGCAAAAGGAGAAGGAGAGTATAAAGCTGGTGATCATTGCCGTTTCTGCAAGATCAAGGCGACCTGCCGCAAGCGGGCCGAGTACAATCTGGAACTGGCCCGGTATGATTTTGCCGTCCCGTCCACGCTGCAGGATGAAGAAATCGAAGCCGTCCTGGAGAGGGCCGATGAACTGGTGAACTGGGCCGGGGATGTCAAGGAATACGCACTGCAGCAAGCCCTTTCCGGCAAGCAGTGGGACGGATGGAAACTGGTCGAAGGCCGGTCGAACCGCCGCTACGTAAGTGAAGAAGCAGTCGCCGCCAAAGTGGAAGAAGCGGGCTTCGACCCATATGAAAAGAAGCTGCTCGGCATCACGGCAATGACAAAACAGCTCGGCAAGAAGCGGTTCGAAGAACTGCTGTCAAATTTAGTCGAAAAGCCGCAGGGAAAACCGGTCCTGGTACCGGAATCGGACAAGCGTCCGGCGATGCATACGGCGGCTGATGATTTTAACGCTGCAAATTAAGGAGGAAACTACTATGTCTAACAACTACGTCAATCCGTGCAAGGTAATCACCGGAGTCAATACGCGCTGGTCTTACGCCAACGTCTGGGAACCGAAGTCCATCAACGGCGGTACGCCGAAATACAGCGTCAGCCTGATCATCCCTAAGTCGGATACAAAGACCGTAGAAAAAATCCGCGCTGCCATCAAGGCTGCTTACGAAGAAGGCGAAAGCAAGCTCAAGGGCAATGGCCGCACTGTACCGTCTCTCGAAGCCATCAAAACGCCGCTCCGTGACGGCGACCTGGAACGCCCGGGCGATGATGCCTATAAAGACAGCTTCTTCGTCAATGCCAACTCGGCGACCAAGCCGGGCATCGTTGATGCTGACTGCCAGCATATCCTGGAACGCTCTGAAGTCTACTCCGGCGTCTATGGCCGTGCGTCCATCAACTTCTATGCCTTCAACAGCAATGGCAACAAGGGCATCGCCTGCGGCCTGAACAACCTGCAGAAAATCCGTGATGGTGAACCCCTTGGCGGCAAGCCGCGTGCAGAAGATGACTTTGCTACGGCTGACGATGATGATTTCCTGGCATAAGGAGGTGCGATTATGGAAACTATGATGAGACTGATTCTGGATGGCCTGTACTGCCTGGTTGCACTGTGCGCCGGAGGATTCTTCGTGGCTATGATCTATACGGATATCAAAAAAGACCAGCGGGATGAAGAAACGGCTCGGCACCGGGATGAACGGGAAGAAGAGTACCACCGCAAGCAGATGGAATCCTTCCGGAAATAAGTAGTAGTGAATAGCGGCGGGGCCTTGTGCCTCGCCGTTTTTTCGAGGTGAAGCGTATGAAAACCATCAGTATCGATATTGAAACATTCAGCGATATCAATCTGGCAAAATGCGGTGTGTACAAATATGCCGAATCGCCAGCCTTTGAAATCCTTCTCTTTGGATATTCGGTGGACGGCGGCGAAGTGCAGGTCGTTGATCTGGCGCAGGGAGAGCATATCCCCAACGCTATCCTGGATGCCCTGACCGATGAATCCGTTACCAAGTGGGCGTTCAATGCCAGCTTTGAACGGGTCTGCCTGTCGCGCTACCTGTGTGACCTGGGGATGAGCCTGGACCCGTTCCGTGACCATCATCCGCTTTCCCAGGACTGTGCCAGGTTCCTCAATCCGGCAGGATGGAAATGCTCCATGATCTGGTCGGCCTATATGGGCCTGCCCCTTTCCCTGGAAGGCGCAGGAGCCGTGCTGAAGCTGGACAGCCAGAAGATAAAGGAAGGCAAAGACCTGATTCGCTATTTCTGTGTTCCCTGCAAGGAAACAAAATCGAATGGCGGCCGGACAAGGAACCTTCCTCAGCATGCGCCGGATAAATGGGCGCTGTTCAAGTCCTACAACAAACGGGACGTGGAAGTGGAAATGGCCATCCAGGAGCGGCTGAAGAAGTATCCCGTCCCGGAACCGATATGGGATGAATATCATCTCGACCAGGAAATCAATGACCGGGGCATCGCCATCGACCGGACGCTGGCTAAAAATGCCATCGTCATCGATGCCCGCAGTCGGGACAGCCTGATGGCTGTGCTGAAGGAAAAGACGGGCCTGGAGAACCCGAATTCCGTCATACAGATGATCGGCTGGCTGGAACAGCATGGGATGAAGACCGATTCCTTGGGCAAAAAGCAGGTAGAAAAGCTGCTGAAGACGGCAGAAGAACCGCTGCGCAGTGTGTTGCTGCTCCGGCAGAAGCTGGCCAAATCCTCGGTCCGGAAATACCAGGCCATGGGGATGACGGCCTGCGAGGATGGCCGGGCCAGAGGGATGTTCCAGTTCTATGGAGCCAACCGGACTGGTCGGTTTGCCGGCCGACACATCCAGCTGCAGAATCTGCCCCAGAATCATCTGCCGGACCTCTCGGAAGCCAGGGAACTGGTACGCCAGGGAAATTATGAAGCTCTGGAACTCCTGTATGATTCCATTCCCAATGTCCTTTCCCAGCTGATCCGTACGGCCTTTGTGCCACGGAAGAGGCTGAAGTTTGCCGTAGCGGACTTTTCGGCCATTGAAGCCAGGGTGCTTTCGTGGCTGGCAGGAGAAACATGGCGTTCGGATGTCTTTGCCAGGAATGGTGACATTTACTGTGCTTCGGCCAGCTCTATGTTCGGCGTTCCCGTGGAAAAGCATGGCGTCAACGGGTATCTCCGGCAGAAAGGGAAAATCGCAGAACTGGCCCTGGGCTATGGCGGCTCTGTTGGCGCATTGAAGGCTATGGGCGCCCTGGACATGGGACTTACGGAAAATGAGCTGTATCCTCTGGTGCAGTCCTGGCGGTCGGCCAATCCGCACATCGTCGATTTCTGGTGGCAGGTGGACGCCGCCGTGAAGACAGCCATCAAGGAACGTATCCCCATGCGGACTGGCTGCATCCGCTTTCTGTATCAGAGCGGCATGCTGTTCATACAGCTCCCCAGCGGACGGCGGCTTTCCTACGTAAAGCCCCGGATAGGCGAGAACCGCTTCGGTGGGGAATCCGTCACCTATGAAGGCATCGGCGCAACGAAGAAGTGGGAACGGCTCGAAAGCTATGGCCCGAAGTTCGTGGAGAACATCGTCCAGGGCATCAGCCGGGACATCCTATGCTATGCCATGCAGACGCTGCGATGCTGCGCCATCGTCGGCCATGTCCATGATGAACTGATTATCGAGTGTCCCAAAGACACTAGCGTCGATGCCATCTGTGAGCAGATGGGCCGGACACCTCCCTGGGCCGAAGGGTTGTTGCTCCGGGCAGACGGGTATGAGTGCGAATTTTATCAGAAAGATTGAAATGGAGGTACTTAAAGCAGCGGATCCTGTCCTGTTACTGATAGAGGACGAGTTCCTCGGACTTTTTGACGAAAGGTGGAATCCGCTATGAAAAATTTGATTCCTGTAGATGATTACGGTGTGTTCGCTGACCAGAAAGGAATAGCCAGAGTTGACAGCCTGTTTGTTGCTGCGACTTTTGAGAAAGGTCATCGTCATGTATTGCGGGATATTGCCAGAATCATTGAACCCAAATCTGGGCTCAGTGAAAATTTCATCCATGACAATTTTATACTCAGTACCTACAAGGATGCCAGAGGAAGAAAACTGCCACGTTACCTACTGACCCGCGATGGGTTCACCATGCTGGTCATGGGCTACACAGGCTCGAAGGCGATGCATTTCAAGGAACTCTATATCCATCGCTTCAATGAGATGGAGCAGTGCATCCGGTCGCTCCTGTCTGCCCGGCAGGAATTCCCGATGCTGACGGACATGATCTGCCGCCTGCATGAAAGCCCGAAGCCGTACCACTTCAGCAACGAATGTGACATGCTGAACCGTGTCGTGCTGGGCATGTCTGCCAAGCAGTTCCGGCTGGCAAACGGCATCGAAAAAGGGCAGAGCATCCGGCCTTATCTGACCGCGCGGCAGATCCATGCCCTGGACCGGCTGCAGCACCTGGATTACGGTCTGCTGTATTCCTGTCCGGATTTCCAGCAGCGCAAACAGATGCTCATGACCTATTACAAGACAGAACTGGAGGGATGAAGCATGTTTTACGTAAAAGAACCACTTAAAGATGGTGTCGATGTGACGGTCGAAATCAATGACGAAAACGTTTTCTGCCGCTGCTCGGTCTGTGGCAGGGAAGTACCTGTCAATCTGAAGAATGTCCTGTCAGACAGTGACGCTGACCTGGTGGGAACGGCAGTATTGTGCGATGAATGTGCGGAAGGGTGGATGGAACTGCATGGAAAACAATCCGAAACGTAATGCAGAGTATTATCCGGACCCGACAGCGTATCAGGCAATCAGGAACGTGGAATCCCAAAGGTTCCCGTTCATGCCTGTTGTGTACGTGTGTTCGCCCTATGCCGGGGATGTAGAAGAAAATATCCGGAAAGCCTGTGCCTACTGCCGCTATACGGTAGACCAGGGATGTATCCCTCTGGCACCGCATCTGTATCTACCGCAGTTCCTCGATGAAGAATCGGAACGGGAACTGGCACTCTTTATGGATATCGCACTATTGTCCCGCTGCGTCGAACTCTGGGTCTTTGGCGATGTGATTTCGGCGGGAATGGAAAAAGAAATCCAGTACGCCCAAAGAAAAGGAAAAACAATTCGGTATATTAACGAGGTGAAATGAGATGGATTTTACACTTTATAGGTCAGACTTTGCTGGCGTGGAAGCGAATTGCCGCTATCCCAGGCAGCAGAAAATCAGCTGTGCCGAGGACCTGAAGGCGGCAGCCGCCTTCGATCATGTCTGCGTAGCCTTCAAAGATTGTTATCGGAAGCGGGAGAATTTCCTCTCCGCCGACGTCCTGGTCATGGATTGTGACAACACCCACTCGGAGAATCCTGCTGACTGGATTTCCATGGAAAAGCTCCTGGCCATACTGTCGAAAGTCTCGGTGGCCGTCGTGCCATCAAGGAATCACATGAAACCCAAGGACGGGAAGTGTGCCAGACCGCGCTTCCATGCTTATTTCGGGATCCCGGATATTACGGATGAACAGCACTATACAGAACTGAAACGGGCAATCCACCGGGCGTATCCCTTCTTCGATGAAGCGGCTCTCGATGCAGCCCGGTTCATCTATGGCTGCCCTGTCGAGAAAGTATTGTGGCAGGACGGGGAAACGACAATCGACCAGGTACTCAAAGTGGGAGATACCGAGTCACGCAGTATCCCGGCCGGACGCCGGAACAGCACCATGAGCCGTTTTGCCGGCCGCGTCATCAAACGTTACGGGGCGACGGAAAAGGCGTACCAGATTTTCCTCGACGAAGCGGAAAAGTGCGACCCGCCGCTTCCCGACACCGAGCTGAACACTATCTGGGGCAGTGCCGTACGGTTCGGCAAGCGCATCGCAAAGCAGGAAGGTTACGTCAGCCCGGATGAATACAACAACGATTTCGGCACCCGGGACTCCTTGCGGCCGGAGGATTATTCGGATATCGGCCAGGCCAAGGTCATCGCCAGAGAATACGGCAACGAGCTGCGCTACACCGACAGCACGGATTTCATCCGCTACGATGGCATCTGCTGGGAAGAATCGCGGCAGGCAGCGGTCGGTGCAGCGGAAGAATTCCTGGATTTGCAGCTGGCTGATGCTAATGAACAGTCCGAGCAGGCACTCAAGGAATTAGCAGGGACAGGGATTTCGGAAGATATCATCCGTAAGGGCGGACGGAACCTGGAGAAGATGATCGAGGAAAAGCAGGCCAAAGCCTACGCCGCCTACCTTGCCGCAGAAGCGTACCGGAAGTTTGTCCTGAAACGCCGCGATATGCGCTATATCCTGTCGGCGCTGCAGGCACTGAAGCCCATGGTCCAGATGCCTATCCAGGCACTGGATGCAGATGAGTTTTTGCTGAACACCCCGTCCTATACGTATGATCTGAGGAAGGGGATGCGGGGACGGCAGGAACACCGAGCGACGGACTTCATCACGAAATGTACCTCTGTAGACCCGGGCAGCGAAGGGAAAGCTATCTGGGAACAGGCCGTCCGGCAGTTCTTTACCGGAGACACGGCGCTCATCGACTACGCCCAGGAAATCAGCGGCCTGATGGCCATCGGCAAAGTCTATGTGGAAGCCCTGGTTATCGCTTACGGCGACGGCCGGAACGGCAAGTCGACCTACTGGAACTCCCTGGCCCGCGTCCTTGGCAGCTACTGCGGCGGCATCTCTGCCGATGCCCTGACGGCAGGCTGCAAGCGGAACGTCCGTCCGGAAATGGCAGAGCTGAAGGGGAAGCGCATGATCATTGCCGCCGAAATGGAAGAAGGCGTCCGGCTTTCTACATCCATCCTGAAACAGCTCTGCTCAACGGATGAAGTGAGCGGCGAAAAGAAGTATAAGGATCCTTTTAAGTTCGTACCGACACACACGCTGGTTCTTTACACGAATCACCTGCCCAGGGTGGGTGCCAATGACGAAGGGACATGGCGGCGTCTTATCGTCATGCCCTTCAAGGCCCAGTTCGAAGGGAAGAGCGACATCAAGAACTACGCAGACTACCTGGTGGAGAAAGCCGGTCCTGCCATCCTGCAGTGGATTATCGAAGGGGCGGAGAGGGTCATTGCCAATGAGTACCATCTGACGCCTCCGCCTTGTGTGCAGGATGCCATCAGTAAATATCGCGGGCAGAATGATTGGCTGCGTCATTTCCTCGATGACTGCTGTGATGTGGACTCTGCCTTTTCCACCAAGTCGGGGGAACTCTATACGGCTTATCGGGCATATTGTCAACAGATGAATGAATATACAAGAAGCACGACAGATTTTTATGCAGCACTGGAAAATGTCGGCTTTGAGCGGAGGCGGAGCAAAAATGGCCGTATGGTCTATGGCCTGCAGGTAAAAGTGACGGATTTCCTGGATTAGAAAGTAAAGGTGACGGTCGGTGACGGTCATTTCATAAACTCTTCTATAGAGATATTTTCCTAAAAAACAGTCCTAAAGGAGAGTTATAGAATAGACCGTCATCGACCGTCACCCGGACCTAAATGAGGTGATAAATATGCAGGAAAAAGTAATCGAACACCATCTGGTGATGGAAACGGAGCAGGCTGGCGGTAAGGCATTGAAGTTTGTTTCACCGTCATTCGCGGGTATGCCGGACCGCTTAATCCTATTGGCTGATGGGAAGATGGGCTTCGTGGAAGTAAAGGCGCCGGGGCAAAAGCCGCGGCCGTTGCAACTGAAGCGACATGCCATGCTGCGGAAACTGGGCTTTCAGGTATTCGTCTTGGATGCCATAGAGGAAATTCCGGAAGTGCTGGAAACCATCGCCCACGCACCTGATGGGAAAGGGGGCGACGGTGCATGAAGGTGAAAGTGACTTGTGACTGGTGCGGTAAAGTCTTTGAGAAAAATGCCTGTAAAATTAAAAGACATAATTATTGTTCACGTGGTTGCCTTGGCAAGGCAAATGGGGAACGGTTAAAAAAGAACAGAACCCAAATCTGTGATAATTGCGGAAAGGAATTCATACCTAAAAGCCTTCATGGCGCAAGAAATCAGCATCTTTTCTGCAGTCCGGAATGCGCTTGGAGATTCAGGGTGAAAAAAAGCAAGATCCATTGCGATTGGTGCGGAAAATCGTTTTGGAAAAAGCAATCGGATATAAAAAGGCGAAAGCATAACTTTTGCAGTTGGGGGTGTTATTTGGACTATATCAATATGGAACTTGCAGGTGCCGCAAATCAGAGGGTTTGCGGAGAAGTGCTTTACCGATATTTAGCGGGGCGAAAGGTCGGACACGCACTTACAACAAAGGAAGAAGTTCACCACGTTGATGGGAACCATTTGAACAATGACGAGAAGAATCTGATGGTTGTTTCCAAAAGTGAACATGCACGGATTCATGCGTCACAGAAAGAGAGGGATATCTTTGGACGGTTTATTAAGAAAAGATGATATGCATTACTATCAAAAGTACTCTGTACAGTTCATCAAGGATCATCCTGTCGCTGCTTTGCTGCTTGATTGCGGACTTGGGAAAACGGTGATAACGCTGACTGCCATCAATGACCTTATATATGATGAGTTTTCTGTCAAGAAAATTCTGGTCGTGTGTCCGCTTCGGGTATGTAATGTATGGCGCGATGAAATCAAGCACTGGGATCATCTCCGCAATCTGACCTGTTCTCTGGTAAACGGAACAGCCACTGAGCGGAGAAGAGCCTTGCAGAAACAAGCCGACATATACATCGTGAACCGTGAGAACCTGGTCTGGTTCTATGAACACTGCAAGATGTCTTTTGACATGGTGGTGCTGGATGAGCTGTCGAGTTTCAAGAACCATCAGGCCAAGCGATTCCGTGCTATAAAGGCGCTGCGGCCTAAAGTGAAACGCATCGTCGGGCTGACAGGGACGCCCAGCGGCAACGGCTTGATGGATCTCTGGGCCGAGTTCCGTATCCTGGATATGGGAGAGCGGCTGGGAAGATATATCAGCCAGTACCGTAACTTATACTTCAAGCCGGATAAGCGCAACGGCATGGTGGTGTATTCCTACAAGCCGCTGCCGGGAGCAGAAGAAGCCATCTATCACCAGATTGCCGACATCACCGTGTCCATGAAGGCAACAGATTATCTGGAGATGCCGGAATTGGTGAGCGTAGCGAAGGAAGTCAGACTGAGTGAAAAGGAGAAGGAACGGTATGACGAACTGAAGAAGTCCCTGGTACTGGAGCTTCCAGGCGGCGAAATCACAGCCGCCAATGCCGCGTCGCTTACCCTGAAGCTTTCACAGATGGCGAACGGCGCCATTTATACAGACGACAAGGATGTGGTGGACATCCATGACCGGAAACTGGATGCCTTAGAAGACCTGGTGGAAAGCGCCAACGGGAAACCGGTCCTGGTGGCCTATTGGTTCAAGCATGATAAAGACCGTATCCGGAAGCGGATGGAAGCCAGGGAACTGAAGGAGCCGCAGGATTTCACCGACTGGAACGCAGGAAAGATACCTGTGGCCCTCATCCATCCGGCCTCTGCCGGACACGGGCTGAACCTGCAGCAGGGCGGTTCCATCCTGATATGGTTTGGCCTGACTTGGAGTCTGGAGCTGTACCAGCAGACCAACGCCCGGCTCTGGCGGCAGGGGCAGGCGGACGAGACGGTCATCATACAGCACATCGTAGCCAAGGACACGATTGATGAACGCATCCTGAACGTCTTGAAACACAAAGACGGAACCCAGGCGGCTTTGATTGAAGCCGTAAAGGCTGACCTGGGCATGACGGAAACAGAAAATGGGGGTATACTATGAAACAGGAAACAGAAGGAGAAGAAAAGCGTATGGAAGCCAAGGCGTACCTGGAACAGGCACGGAACATCAACATACAGATAGACAGCAAGCTGGAGCAGGTATCGTCTTTGCGGCAGCTGGCTATCAAGGCGTCATCGACACTCAGCCCGGTGCCGCCAAGCGGGACACCCAATCCGCACCGTCTGGAAGAAACCATCGCCCGTATGATGGATATGGAACAGGAAGTGGATGAAGCCATCGACGTCCTGATCGAACTCAAGGCAGACATCATGAAGGCTGTCAGCCGAGTGCCAGATGCCCGGGAACGGGTCGTCTTGGAACTCCGCTATTTGGCCTTTAAAGACTGGGCATCCATTGCCGATACTCTCGGACTTCATATCCGCCAGGTGTATCGGCTGCATGACGAAGCCCTGAAACACATCGAGATTCCTGGCGAATGTCACTGAATGTCACTAAAGCAGCACTTGATGTCACAGGCTTCTGTAAGATATACTATAATCAGCAAGAAAAGAATGAAGGACCGAGGCTTGAACGCCATCGGTCCTTTTTTGATGCCGGAGATGATGTAAATGCCCAGAAGACCGAAGACGCCCTGCAAATATCCGGGCTGCCCCAGGCTGGTGCCGTATGGAAGAAAATATTGTGAGGAACATGAACGGCAGTACCAGGGCGACCGGGCTGATGCAGAAACACGTGGCTACGGATGGGAGTGGCAGAAGGCCAGGAAGTTTTTCCTGAAACGTCATCCCTGGTGCATCCGCTGCAAAGCAAAAGGCCGTCTCGTCCCGGCAACGGTCGTTGACCATATCAAACCGCATCGCGGTGATGCGAAACTGTTCTGGGACGAAACGAACTGGCAGCCCCTTTGCAAGAGCTGCCATGACCATAAGACGATGACCGAAGACCGGAACATCGAGTACAAGTACTGAATCCGTCCGTAGGGCGGGGGGATGCAAATCTCTGCAGCCCTTCCGTCCATGACCGCCGCCCCCTCAAACGTGAAAAAACGCGAAATTCATAAGGGAGGGATACCCGGCATCTGAAATTGAATACTTTAGCTCCAGGCCGGCTGGCCCGGAGCTTTTTTGTTGTGTGAAAGGAGTCTGTCATGAACGACTGCCAGCGTCGGCAGATAGAAGCCATGCGGAAGCAGGGGATGGGCTACAAAGCCATCGCCAGGAAGACCAAGCTGTCACGGGACAGCGTACGGAATTATTGCAGGTGGCACCACCTCGCCGGTTACGGCAGAGCGGTGGCGGCTGCCTTCAGAGAGGAGCAAGCGTGTGAAGACATCGGATATGGAATGGAAGATGCTGCCCATCGGCCAGCTGAAGCCTGCGGCATATAACCCCAGGAAGCAGCTGAAGCCAGGGGACAAGGAATATGAGAAAATCAAGAAGTCCATTCAGGAGTTCGGCTACGTAGAACCCATTATCGTCAACTACGACATGACGGTCATCGGCGGGCATCAGCGCCTGACCGTACTGAAGAATCTGGGCTACGAAGAAGTCCAGTGTGTCGTTGTCCATATCGAGGATGAGCATAAGGTCAAGGCGCTCAACATCGCACTCAATAAAATCACGGGTGCTTGGAACGAACAGCTCCTGGCCGACCTCATCGTCGATTTGCAGAGCGTCGACTTCAACGTCGACCTGACGGGCTTTGAAGCACCGGAAGTTGAGCAGCTCTTCTCGAAAGTGTACAACAAGAAAATCAAGGAAGATGACTTTGATGTCGACGGTGAACTGGCAAAGCCGACCGTCGCCCGGGCGGGAGATATCTGGTTCCTGGGTGACCACCGCGTCATCTGTGGCGATGCGACGCTGCCGGAAACCTATGAACGGCTGATGGCGGGGAAGAAGGCCAACATGGTGCTGACGGATCCGCCGTATAACGTCGATGTCGAAGAAACGGCCGGCAAGATCAAGAACGACAATATGTCGGATGACAAGTTCTACCAGTTCCTTTTCGCGGCCTTCGTCAATATGGAACAGAACATGGAGCAGGATGCTTCCATCTATGTATTCCATGCAGATACCCAGGGGTTGAACTTCCGCAAGGCATTCAAGGATGCGGGATTCTACCTGTCTGGCTGCTGCATCTGGAAGAAGAACGCCCTGGTGCTGGGCCGCAGCCCGTACCAATGGCAGCATGAACCGTGTCTTTTTGGCTGGAAGCTGAATGGCAGGCATCAATGGTATTCTGATCGCAAGCAGACGACCATCTGGGAATACGACCGGCCGAAAGCCAGCAAGGAACATCCGACTATGAAGCCTGTAGCTCTCATGGCTTATCCTATACAGAATTCCTCTATGAGCCACTGCATCATCCTGGACCCGTTCCTCGGTTCCGGTTCGACGCTCATGGCCTGCCAGCAGACGGGCCGCATCTGTTACGGCATCGAGCTGGACGAGAAGTTCGTCGATGTCATCGTGAAGCGGTATATCAGCGAGTGCGGGAGTGAAGGTGTGTTTGTACTGCGTGGAAATGAGAAAATTCCTTATGATAAAGTGCAAAAATGACTTGCTATTATCGGCGTTCAGAGTGATATATGTACTAGCAAAACAAGGAGGTACATAGACCATGACAATCCAGACGAACCTGAACGACCGCAAGGAACTGGCTAGAAGGCTGATTTCATTCAACCATAACGAAAAGCTCCGCTATACGGGGACGCCGGCCTTTGCCTACGAAGGGCGGGGGTTCCGCATCCTTCGCAGCGGCGATATCGAATGCGATGATGAAAAGACAGAAGCCGCCATCACGGCTTTCCTGCAGGAAGCAGGCATCCTTCCGCAGCCGGAACCGGCAGAAGGAACGGAACCCGAAGTGTCGCAAGAGCCGCTGGAGCAGGATGAAACGCCAGAATCGGACGCACTGCCGCATCAGGACAGGATGGAAATCAAGGTTCCCATTGATGGCATGGACGGTGCGCAGCTCCGCAATCTGGTCTTCATGCTCCACGCCCAGCAGTATCTGCTGAACCGGGCGGCAGGACATGAAAACATCCATGTGCCGGACAGACTGGTGGAAGACTTGAAAGAAGAATCTGGTACCGACCAGACTTCCTTCTTTGCCATCTATCAGAACTATCGCAAGGAAGGGCGGGGCTTCTGGATTGCGGCAGATACGGTGACATTCTGCATTGCCGCAACCGGCAATGCCGTGAAGAACCGCGCACTGATTGAACTAGCGGCCTTCATGGTCAGCGCAGCGAAAAAAGCGAAACGGGTTCAGGCTGACACACGGAAGCCTGAAAACGAGAAGTACTACCTGCGGATGTGGCTCCTGCGCATCGGCATGGGGACCAAGGCCAGCCACGAATCGCGCATGGCCCTGCTGAAAGGCCTGAAGGGATGGAGTGCCTTCCGCACGGAAGAAGAAGCCAAGGCTCATGCCAGAAAGCAAAAGGAACGCCGGCATCAAAACCCATAAATTTTCAATTTAATTCATAATTATTCTCAAAATGACTTGCTATTGTGTGCCTTTAGAGTGATATATAGTGTACCAAAAGAACACACGCACACATAGAAAGGACAGAGAGGATTATGAAAACACTGCACTTTGGCATCGAAATGGAAATGACAGGAATTACGAGAAGCCGGGCCGCCAGCCTCATGGCCTATTTCTTCGGGACAGAAAGCCGGCACGAAGGAGGAGCCTACGATACCTACACCGCAAGGGATGAACAGGGACGGAAATGGAAAGCCATGAATGACTCTAGCCTGATTCCTCAGAAGAAGGTGAACGGCAACATTACAGATGCTCCCAGCTTCTACCGCACAGAAGTGGTCAGCCCCATCCTTTCCTACGAAGACATCCCGAAGCTGCAGGAACTGGTGCGGATGCTACGCAAGGCCGGGGCCTTTGCCAATAAGTCCTGCGGCATCCACATCCACGTCGGGGCCGAACGCTTCACGGCAAAGACCCTGCGGAACCTGGTGAATATTATGGCGAGCAAGGAAGACTTGATTTACCGCGCCCTCCAGATCAACCCCTCGCGGGAAAGCCGATACTGCCGGAAGACAAACTCCACTTTCCTGAAGGACCTCAATCGGAAAAAGCCGGACACCCTGGACGGCATCGCCGACCTCTGGTATCAGGAAGCACCTTACGGACGGAACCATCATTACAACAGCACCCGCTACCACGGGCTGAACCTGCATGCGACCTTCACCAAAGGGACTGTCGAGTTCCGGCTTTTTAACGGGACGCTCCACGCCGGGGAAATCAAGGCATACATCCAGCTCTGCCTGGCCGTCGCCCATCAGGCCCTCACGCAGAAGAAGGCCTCGGCCCGGAAGACTGAAACGGACAATGAGAAATACGCTTTCCGGTGCTGGATGCTACGGCTCGGACTCATCGGTGACGAGTTCAAGACCTGCCGACTCCACTTTCTGAAACACCTCACAGGCAATTCCGCATGGCGCAATGCCGCCGCTTGAAGGGGATAGCCTTCTGGGCAGCTTCGGCTGCCCTTGGGGTGGTAGAAGGGCAATCCCTTCAGAAAGGATGAGAGCGATGAAACAAAGAATCTACATTGCATACGGCAGCAACATGAGTGGAGTACAGATGGCAAGACGGTGTCCTGACGCCGTTCTTGCAGGAACGGGCCGTATCCGGGGCTATGAACTTCTCTTCAAAGGTTCCCTGACAGGATGTTACGCCACAATCGAGAAGAGGGCGGATGCCTTCGTGCCGGTTGTTTTCTGGCACATTTCTCCGGCGGATGAACGGCGGCTCGATGCCTATGAAGGTTTCCCGCGGTTCTATTACAAAAAAGAAGTGGATGTGGAAACAGATGACGGCATCATCAGCGGTCTTGTGTACATCATGCACGAAGACCGGCGGTTCGGCATCCCGGAGAACTGGTACTACCAGAACATGGAGCGGGATTACCGCAAATTCGGTTTCGACCTGTCCGTCCTGCGGGCCGGGCTGCGGCATAGCCGGGAACGGATGGAAGGGACGCGGGTGCGGCTTATCGCCATGGATGACAGGCAGGCCCCGCCCCGGGGAACTGAAGGCACCGTCCAGTTCGTCGATGATGCCGGAACCATCCATGTACAGTGGGATACGGGCAGCAGTCTTGGGCTGATACCCGGAACCGACGAATGGGAACTAGTCAAATAAAATGCATAAATAACCGAAAAAATGACTTGCTATTATGTGCCCTTAGAGTGATATATATACATGACGAAGGGGACAATCCCCAAAGGAAAAAGCACATGAAAGCGAGGACATTAAAATGAGAACAATCATTACACTGGATGGAAAGAAAATCAACAAAAACGCAGCCTGCGAAATGTTTGGAAAGGAAGATATGGACAAACGGATTAAGGAAGCCAAAGAAGTCTTTTTCGAAGACCCAAATGAAGAATGCAGCTGGTGGATGGAAATCGGGATGCTGACCATCAAATTCCGGTAACACCGGACAATGAGGGGCCAATAAAAGACCCCTTTTCTCGCAAGAAGAAAGATGCATAAATATCAGATAAATGACTTGATATTATGTGCGTCCAGAGTGATATATATGACGAAGGGGATAGGCCCCGAAGGAAAAAGCACACGAAAGCGAGGAAACGACGATGACAAAGAAAGCAAAAGACTGCAGGCTTCCTGAAACGACCACGATGGAAACGCTTGAAATGAACTGGAAATGCATTCTGCAATTCGGAGACAAGGTCCTTCTGGCCGGGCATTACTTTAGCAAGGGCAGGGATTACTGGTACGGTGCAGTTTATGGATTTACCACCAGAAACCATACCTGCGAAGGGGAAATCAGGCTGATGGCAGTCAGCGACGAACTGTTCGAAGACAATGGCCACGCCATTGAATGGGCCATGAAGCATTAAAAGAGAACCAGAGAGGACCGCAGATGCGGTCCTCTCTGCCGTACAGCCCGCAAGGGCTTTTTTTATTGGGAGGTGAGTGCCATTGGCTGTACGAGGAAGAAAACCGAAACCGACGGCGCTCAAGGTGCTGGAAGGAAATCCCGGCCATCGTCCCCTCAATAAGAAGGAACCCATGCCAAAGGGACGGCTCCCTCGCTGCCCGGACTGGCTGGAAGACGATGCTAAGAAAGAATGGAAGCGGCTTGGGAAAGTCCTCGCTGAGATGGGGATGCTGACCAACCTGGATATGATGGCCTTTGCCGGGTACTGCCAGGCCTACGCCCGGTGGAAAGGGGCGGAAGAGTTCATCACCCAGCATGGCGATATGGTGCGGACGCCCAACGGCTACCTGCAGCAGGTGCCGCAGGTGTCCATCGCCCAGACGAACCTCAAGATCATGCTGAAATTCTGTGAGCAGTTCGGCCTGACCCCGTCAGCACGGAGCCGCATAGTTGGGGAAGAGAACGGGGCAGAAAAAGAAACGGATGAAATGGAACTGCTGTTAAGGGGGTGACAAGTTTGGCATTTGTATATAAGCCGTCAGCGTTCATGCTGCCGGATTCCCGTTATGATGAAGAAAAGGCTGACCGTGCCGTCGCTTTCATCGAGCATCTCTGTCATACCAAAGGAAAATGGGCCGGGAAGCCGTTCCTGCTCCTGCCGTGGCAGGAACAGATTGTGCGTGATCTCTTCGGCATCGTCAAGGAAAACGGGAAACGGCAGTTCCTCACGGCTTATATAGAGATTCCAAAGAAGAACGGGAAACAGCTCGCACTGGATACACCCATTCCCACGCCGGAAGGATGGAAAACCATGGCCGATTTAAAAGTCGGCGACAGGGTCTTTGACGAGCAGGGAAAGCCCTGCCATGTTGTCGCTAAAAGCCCGGTAGATGATACCGAACAAGCCTATGAACTGGTTTTCCGGGATGGAGGACGGATTGTGGCCGGTGAACGTCATCTGTGGGATGTGGAATATACCCATGGAAAGAAGCGGGAAAAGCAATGGACAACCGGCGAGATTTACCGCCGCATGAAACAGTACAGGGAAAAATTCAAAGATAACCGCTCGCTTATCCGGATTCCCGTCAACCAGCTATTACACCTTCCGGAAAGGAACCTTCCGTTAGATCCTTATTTATATGGCTACTGGTTGGGAAACGGTTCTGCAACAAAACCGGAAATCACGGTGCGTGACAGTGATGTGGAAGACCTGATTCCGCTGATTCCGTACCCGCTGCATAACCGCTATCCACAGACCTGCGGCGGCAGCGAAATCCTGGTGTATAAGGCATTGAAATCTATCCTGGTGAAAAACTTCCGGGATAAGGTCATCCGGCCGGAATACCTCAGGGCTTCCGAAACGCAGCGATGGGCCTTGCTGCAGGGACTGATGGATTCCGATGGCTGCATCGGAACACGGAAAGGGCAGGGCGTATACGTCAGCACCATTCAAGAATTAGTAGAATCAGTGCAGGAACTGTTGTGGAGCCTTGGCATCAAGAACGCCATGACGTCATGCCCTTCGACCCGCTATGGGAAACCGACAGGCGAGACATTGTATCAGATACGGTTCACCGCCTTTACGGATCAGCCGGTCAGCAAACTTCATAGAAAAAGCATCCACAGACGGGAACGCGAAAAAAAGACGCGTTCCTGTTTTCATTATCTGGAAGAAATCAAGCCGCTGGATGATAAGGTTCCCATGCAGTGCATCCAGGTGGACAGCCCGAGCCATTGCTATCTGGCGGGGCGGACGATGGTGAAGACGCATAACAGCGAGCTGGCAGCGGCCATCGCACTCTACCTTCTCTACGCCGATAACGAACCGAGCGCCGAAGTGTACGGCGCGGCCTGTGACCGAAACCAGGCGTCCATCGTCTTTGATGTGGCACGGCAGATGGTCGAGATGAGTCCTGCCCTGATGCGCCGCTCCAAAATTCGGACGGCAGGGAAGCGCATCATCAATTACCGTAATGCCGGTTTTTACCAGGTGCTGTCGGCAGAAACCGGGACCAAGCACGGCCTCAATGTGTCGGGCCTGGTCTTTGACGAAATCCACGCCCAGCCGAACCGCAAGCTCTATGATGTCCTGACCAAAGGCTCCGGCGATGCCCGGGAACAGCCGCTCTTTTTCATCATCACCACGGCAGGCAACGACAAGAACAGCATCTGCTATGAACTGCACACAAAGGCCCTGGACTTGATGGCGGGCCGGAAGAAAGATTCCACCTTTTACCCCGTGGTCTATGGCCTGGAACATGAGGAAGACTGGACGGATGAAGCCAATTGGTACAAAGCCAATCCTTCTCTGGGTCATACCATACAGATTGACCGCGTCCGGGAAGCCTATCGGAATGCCGTTGAAAATCCCGCTGAGGAGAATGTGTTCAAGCAGCTCAGATTGAATATCTGGACTTCGGCCGGCATCCGCTGGATACCGGAACAGGTCTATGACAAGGGGAATCTCCCTATGGACCGCGATGCCCTGCGGGGACGGCTGTGCTACGGCGGGCTTGACTTATCCAGCACGTCGGATATCACGGCCCTGGTCTTGGCCTTCCCGCCACGGACGGAAGAGGAAAAATATATCCTGTTGCCATTCTTCTGGCTGCCGGAAGACACGCTGGAACTGCGGTGCCGCCGGGACCATGTGCTTTACGACGTCTGGCAGAAGCAAGGCTTCATCCAGACGACGGAAGGAAACGTCATCCATTACGGCTTTATCGAGAAGTTCATCGAACGCCTGGGGGAAACGTACCACATACGGGAAATCGCCTACGACAGGTGGAACGCCACCCAGATGGTGCAGAACCTGGAAGACATGGGCTTCACTATGGTGCCTTTCGGCCAGGGGTTCAAGGATATGTCGCCGCCGTCGAAGGAGCTGTTCAAGCTCCTGATGGAAGGGAACATCATCCATGGCGGCAATCCCGTTCTCAAATGGATGGCCGGCAACGTGGTCATGCGCCAGGATCCGGCGGGGAACATCAAGCCGGACAAAGAAAAATCCGTCGAAAAAATCGACGGAATCGTGGCATCCATCATGGCTCTGGACCGTTGTATCCGCAACAAGACAGGCAGCGGCAGTGTCTATGATGAACGGGGCGTTATTTCCTTTTAGAATAAATCACTGTGACTTCCCGTACGGGTCAGCGTCAACGTTAGAATGTCGGTCTCGACTTTGTAAATCAGCAACCAATCCGGCAGAATATGACATTCACGGAAACCAGCGTAGTCTCCCGACAGGGCATGATCCCGATACTTGGCAGGAAGCAATTGCTCCATCACAAGACAGTCAAGTACCTCCTGAAAAAGCTCCGGGGTATGCCCGGGCTGCTTGATTACTCGCTTGTAATCCTTGCGGAATTGTTTGCGGAAGCGGATCTTAAGCATTCAGGGCCTCCATGACATCTTCAACAGAATCATAAGTCTTGCTGAGATTGCGATGATGATTTACATCGTCAACAGCTCTTAAGGTCTCTAGCTCATTAGAAGAAATACGCAAATCGAACGGGATACCGCCATAGCGGACAACGGTGCGCAGGAACATATTGATTGCTGTAGAAGTCGGGATACCCAAATCCGCAAAAATAGTTTCTGCTTGATGCTTTAAGTCTGCATCGACACGAAGATTCAGCGTTTTTGTATCAGCCATATGAATCAACTCCTTTTATTGATATTATAAAGCTAAATGAGGAAAATGTAAAGTAATTTACTTTACAATATAAGGACGGAGATATTATGCAAATCCCATTTTTATCCAGCCTGTTCCGTACCAGGGACAAGCCTCAGAACCATTACATCGGCACGGATTTCCACTATCTCTTTGGACCGTCAACGAGCGGTAAGTTAGTGAACGAGTTTACGGCCATGCAGACAACGGCGGTGTATGCCTGTGTCCGCATCCTGTCAGAAACGCTAGCAGCCCTGCCGCTCCAGCTGTACCGTTACACGCCTGGCGGCAAGGAGCGGGTCTATGACCATCCGCTGTACCATCTGCTGCATGATGAGCCGAACCCGGAGATGACCTCGTTCATCTTCCGGGAAACGCTCATGAGCCATCTGCTCATCTGGGGCAATGCCTACGCCCAGATCATCCGGGACCGCCTGGGACGGGTGCAGGGACTCTATCCGCTGCGGCCGGACAAGATGACCGTCTGCCGGGATGACCGGGGACGGATTTTTTATCTGTACACCAAGACGGGAGACGAGAATCCGAACATCAAGCCGTACGGGCAGGTGGCACTCCAGAAGGAAGAAGTGCTGCATATCCCCGGTCTTGGCTTTGACGGCCTGGTCGGCTATTCGCCTATTGCCATGGCCCGCAACGCCGTGGGCATGACCATGGCCTGCGAGGAATACGGGGCGTCATTCTTTGCCAACGGGGCCAGTCCCAGCGGGGTGCTGGAACATCCAGGCGTTCTGAAGGACCCGGCCAAAGTCCGGGATTCGTGGAATGCCGTCTACCGGGGGACGGGCAATGCCCACAAGGTAGCTGTGCTGGAAGAAGGTATGAAGTACCAGCAGATCGGCATCCCGCCGGAAGAAGCACAGTTCCTGGAGACGCGGAAGTTCCAGCTCGATGAGATTGCCCGGCTCTACCGCATCCCGCCGCACATGATCGGCGACCTGGAGAAAAGTTCCTTCAATAACATCGAGCAGCAGTCCATGGAATTCGTGAAATATACTCTGGACCCATGGGTCATCCGCTGGGAGCAGGCCATGCAGAAAGCCCTGTTCCTGCCGGAAGAGAAGAAGCAGTATTTCCTGAAGTTCAACGTGAACGGCCTCATGCGCGGCGACTACGAGAGCCGCATGACCGGGTACAGCATCGGCCGGCAGAACGGCTGGGTGTCCGCCAACGATATCCGGGAGATGGAAGACATGAATCCCGTGCCCGATGCGGAAGGTGGCAATCTGTACCTGGTGAACGGCAGCATGACCAAGCTCAAGGATGCCGGGGCTTTTGCCCGGAAGGGAGAAACGAATGAAACATAAATTTTGGAAGTGGGTGACCAATGCGGCCCCCGATGCCTTCGGCAGTGAACGGACGCTGTACCTGGACGGCCAGATCTCGGACGAGACCTGGTGGGGCGATGAAGTGACACCGAAGGCGTTCAAGGAAGAACTGAATGCGGGCAGCGGCGACATCACCCTCTGGATCAATAGTCCGGGCGGCGACTGTTTTGCCGCTGCCCAGATCTATAACATGCTCATGGATTATCCCGGGAACGTCACCGTCAAGATTGACGGCCTGGCGGCTTCAGCGGCCTCCGTCATCGCCATGGCCGGGACGAAGGTCTGCATGTCGCCGGTGGCCATCCTGATGATCCACAATCCGGCGACCCTGGCTTATGGGGATAAAGCCGAGATGGAAAAGACCATCGGCATGCTGAGCGAAGTCAAGGAGAGCATCATCAATGCCTATGAAATCAAGAGCGGCCTGGCCCGCACGAAGATTTCGCACATGATGGATGACGAGACCTGGCTCAATGCCCGGAAGGCTGTGGAACTGGGCTTTGCCGATGAAATCCTTTTTGACCAGGATGACGGAGAGGCGCAGCCGGAAGCCATGCTGTACAGCCCGGTCACGGTGACGAATTCCTTTGTACAGAAACTGAAACCCAAGAAACCCTTGCAGAAAGTGCCAGCCGCTTCCTTAGAGAAACGGCTGGCATTGCTCATTCATTGACAGGAGGACAAATACAATGGATACGATTTTAGCACTGCGCGAGAAGCGCAAGAACCTCTGGGATGCGGCGAAAGCCTTCCTGGATACGGCCCGCGATGAGAACGGCATGGTATCGGCAGAAGATGCATCCCGGTATGACAAGATAGAAGCGGATGTGGTGAATCTGGGCAAGGAAATCGACCGCCTGGAACGCCAGCAGCAGCTCGATGCCCAGCTGGCCCAGCCGACATCTTCTCCCATCACGGAACAGCCCGGTGCCGGCAACCAGGCCCCGGAAAAGAAAGGCCGTGCATCCATGGCTTACCAGAAAGCCTTCTGGGACAGCATCCGCCATAAGAACTTCATTGATGTACAGAACGCCCTGAGCGTTGGTACGGATGCCGATGGCGGCTACCTGGTGCCGGATGGATTCGAGCATCAGCTCATCGACAAGCTCCAGGAAGAGAACTTCTTCCGCAGCCTGGCGACGGTCATTCATACCAGCGGCGACCGCAAGATTCCCGTTGTGACGGGACATGGCGAAGCGTCCTGGATGGAAGAGAATGGACTCTATCCGGACAGCCAGGATACCTTCGGCCAGCAGTCCATCGGGGCGTACAAGCTGGGTACGGCTATCCGTGTATCGGAAGAACTCCTGAATGACAGCGTCTTCGATCTGGAAAGCTATATCGCCGGCGAATTTGCTCGCCGTATCGGCACGAAGGAAGAAGAAGCTTTCCTCACAGGCGACGGGAAGAACAAGCCGACTGGCGTGTTCCCGTCTGCGGAACTGGGCGTGACGGCTAATGGCACATCCATCACCTTTGATGATGTCATCGACCTGTATCATTCCCTGCGTATCCCATACCGCCGCAAGGCCGTATGGCTCCTGAACGATTCCACTATCAAGGCCCTGCGTAAGGTCAAGGACAACAACGGCAACTACATCTGGCAGCCGTCCGTCACAGCAGGGACGCCGGATACCATCCTGAACCGCCCCTGCTACAGCACATCCTTTGCCCCGGAACTGGCTGCCGGCAATCGCCCGATTCTCTTTGGCGACTTCAGCTATTACTGGATTGCCGACCGAGAATCTCGCTCCTTCAAGCGCCTCAACGAACTGTATGCTGCCAACGGCCAGATCGGCTTCCTCGCCAGCCAGCGCGTCGATGGCATGCTGATGCTTCAGGAAGCGGTCAAGGCGCTCGAAGTGAAAGCGAAGGCCTAAAAGCCATGCTGGTCAGCCTGGAAGAAGCCAGGGAATATCTGCGGATCGATGAGGATGACACATCGAATGATGATGTCATCCTGTCATCCCTGGAAACGGCCCAGGCGCTGTGCCTGGATCTGGCCCGCTGCGAGGAAGCGGATGCCGAAGAGAATCCCGTCGTGTTCCATGAAGCCATCCTCTATGCCGCCGCCTTTTTGTACGAGCATCGGGAAGAAGCCGATTATTCCGGCCTGCTGAAGCGGCTGCGGTGGCTGCTGTTCGGGGTGCGGCGGAGCTGTTTTTGAAAGGGGGATGCCTATGAAGACCGGGCTTTTGAACAAGCGGATTGAAATTCTGGGGAAGCAGGCGGCGACGGATGAATACGGCTTTGATACCCAGACCGACGTCGTGGTGTACCGCTGCTGGGCATCCATTGAGCCTGCCCGGGGCAAAGTGTTCTATGAGATGGACCGCAAGGCGGATACGGAGTACAGCAAGATTACCATCCGCTGGCGTCCGGGCGTCACTCATGACATGAAGGTGAAGTACCAGAATCACCTGTACGACATCGATACCATCGTGGACCCATACATGCGCCACGAAGCCCTGGAACTGTACTGTACGGAAGAAGTGAGGGGGACGGATCATGAGCGGAAGTGATTTTGATGTCAAAGGATTGGATGATTTTTCAGAAAAACTGCTTTCTGCCATTGAAGAGTTTCCCGGCACTGCCGAAAAGGGCCTGGTGACGATTGGCAACAAGCTCAGGAAGGAGTGCGTGAAGAACACGCCGGAAGGCAGCACGGGCAAGCTGAAGAAAGGCTGGAAGCACAAGGTGGAAGGCTATAACGGCTCGGAGCTGACCTATGAACTGGTCAACCGGCACCCGGTCCATCACCTGCTCAATAACGGTCATGTCAAGAAAACGCCAGGCGGCCGGACTGTTGGCTATTATGAAGGCCAGCACTATACGGAGAAATCCGTCAAGGCATTCGAAACCCGGGAACTGCAGCCGGGCCTGGAGAAACTGGCGAAGAAGCTGCTGAAGAAAGCAGGCGGCACATGAACCATGACATCGACATCCTGCAGGCCGTACAGCAGAAGCTGAAGGAACGGTTCCCGCATCCCGTGTACCTGCAGGAAGTGAAGGAAGGGTTCCATCCGCCGGCGTTTTTCCTCAAGACGATGACGGTGGCTTCGCCCCAGGGCAGCAAGGAAGTGTACCGGGATACGGATATCTACATCACCTATATACCGCAGAAGCAGACGGCCAGCACATCCATCTATGAGGTGCTGGCCGCTGCAGAAGACCTGTTCCGTGACGGGATTGCCGTCCAGGACAGGTTTTTTGCTGTCCGCTCGATGAACGAGGAACTCATCGGGGCCGACAACGACGGCGGCCGACTGACGCTGACCGTCCAGTATTACGATTCCGCCGATGAAACGGAAGCAGCCGAACGGATGAAGGTGCTGCATCAGCGGTATCGGGGAAAGGAGACAATGAAACATGAAAATGCCATCCATTAATGTCGTGTTCAAGGAAAAAGGCATCAGCGCCATCGAGCGCAGCGAGCGCGGCATTATCCTGATGATCCTGAAGGAAGAGACCCTGCCTTCGGTGACGGAAGTGAACCTGTACACGGCAGATGACATCCCCAAGGAACTGTCTGACAGCAACCGGGAGCAGCTGGAACTGGCGCTCCGGGGCTATGTGAACAGCCCGAAGAAGGTCATCGCTGAAATCATCAGCAGCGAAGCCGAGGACTATACGGATATCCTGAAGGCTATCGAGAACAAGCGCTTCGACTACCTGGTCATCCCGGATATCGGAACGTCGCACATCGATACCATCGCCACCTGGGTCAAGGGGATGCGTACCAATAAAGACAAGATGATCAAGGCCGTGCTGCCGGACTGTACGGCAGATACGGAAGGTGTCATCAACTTCGTCAACAAGACCATCCGCACGAAGAGCAGGACCTATACGACGGCCCAGTACTGCGGGCGCATCGCGGGCATCATCGCAGGGACGCCCATGACGATTTCCTGCACCTACGCGCCGCTGCCGGAAGTCATCGGCTGCGATGTGTGGACGAAAGAGGAAATGGACACCATGGCCGGAGCGGGGAAGCTGTTCTTCTTCTTTGACGGCGAGAAGGTGAAACTGGCCCGGGGCATCAATACCCTGGTGACCACAGTCCAGGACAAGGGGACGAGCTTCCAGAAAATCAAGCTCGTGGACCTGATGGACATGATGCACGACGACATCCGCACGACGGCCCAGGACCATTACCTCGGGAAATATGCCAACAGCTATGCGAACCGCTGCCTCCTGGTGACAGCCATCCAGGGGTATCTTGACCAGCTGGCCCAGGAAGGGCTGCTGGAACAGGACCAGAACAGGGCTTATATCGATGTGGAATCCACGAAGATATGGCTGGAGTCCAACGGCAAATATACCAAGGCGGAACTGGCAGACATGTCCGATATGGACATCAAGCTGGCCAATATTGGCAGCAATGTGTTCATCGCCGTCAAGGCATCACTGCTGGATGCTATGGAAGACGTCACGATTACCATCAATATCTGAGGAGGTGAAGCCGGATGAACAGTATGGAAGCCAAACGGGTCATGAACGGAAAATATGCCGACCTCTATATCGACGGCGACCTCATGGCCGAGGCAACGGCGTTCAAGGCCGAGGTCACGCTGACCAAGGAAGAAGTGAAGATGCTCCGTCATGTAGGCAAGGGCTACAAGGTCACAGGTTACGACTGCAAAGGCCAGCTGAAACTGCATAAGGTGTCGAGCTACATGATCCGGAAGATGAATGACAACATCAAGGCGGGCAGGCAGACCGTCGTGACCATCGTTTCCGTCCTGGATGACAAGGATGCCATCGGCAGCGAGCGCATCGTCATCAAGGATGCGACCTTTGACAGCCTGATCCTGGCCGACTGGGAAGTGGACAAGATGGGCGAGGAAAGCTACAGCTTCACCTTCTCGGACTGGGATCTCTTGGATTTAGCATAAGGAGAACAAGCATATGAATATGGTAGACCGCCTGCTGAAAGCAGATGTAGTGAACAAGCTGGCCGAACGGCCTGAAAAGAAAGTGAAGATGGAACGGCTCTCGAAGCTGTTCGGATTCGATTTTGTCATCACGCTCCGGGCCATCGACCTGGAACGCTATGCAGATATCCAGAAGATGGCCGTGGACTTTACCAACGGCAGCGCCGATAACATCGACATTTATCAGATGCAGACACAGACGCTCCTGGCGGGGATTGCAGACCCCGACCTCAAGAACAAGGATCTGCTGGAAAAATTCGGGGCCGTACTCCCTGGCGACATCATCCGCAAGCTCTTCCTGGCCGGAGAGATCGCCGACCTTACGGCACAGATTACAGAACTCAATGGCTATACGACCCAGGAAAAGGCGGACAAAGCCGTAAAAAACTGATCCAGACCGATGGCGAAGTGCAGGCGATGTATCTCCTGTTCCGGGAGCATCACCTGCTGCCGTCAGCGGTCATGAAACTGGGATACGGCGAACGGCAGGTGCTGTATGCCTTCATCCGCTATGAAATGGAAGAAAGGGAAAAGAAAAAGCAGGCCACAAAATAGTGTAGGCTGCTTGTCTTTTTATCGCTTGCGGATATATGCTGTGGCCGGACCAGAGCCGACTTTGATGATATAGCCCTCTTTTACCAGACTGGACAAAGTGCGTTCTATAGTTCCCTGGCTGATATCCGGACAGCGTTCCATCAGATCCTTTTTGCTGATTTTTCCTAGTGTCTGGGAAATGATGGCCTTGATCCGGTCTGGCTTGGAAATCTTTTTGGTTACCAAGTATTGAATCCGGTCTTCGAATTCATCATAGGCTTTTATGATGATGCCCAAATAATATTTCACAAAAGGAGCATAGGTGTTTTGATTTTCGTGCCAGCCGAAAGAACTGGCCTGAAGAGCTTCATAGTAAGTGGTTTTCGTTTTTTCAATCAGCATTTCCAGGCTGATGTATTTCCCGACGATATAGCCGGCACGATATAAAAGAAGGAGTGTCAGAAGCCGGCTCATTCGTCCGTTTCCGTCATTGAATGGATGAATGCAGAGAAAATCCAGGATGAACATGGGAGTCAGCAGCAATTTATCCATTACGTTTTCCTGCCAGGCATTCTGGAACGATTGACATAAAGAATCCATAGCGTCAGCTGTCTGAAAAGCAGGAACGGGGATGAATCTTGCCTTTTGATGCCCTTGTGCGTCCGTTTCTGCAATGACGTTATCTGCGTTTTTGTAATCTCCGCCTATGGCTCCTGTTGAGTAAGAGTACAGGTCTCGGTGGAGCTGCCTGATGACATTAGGGGCAGGGGAAATATAGTCGTGATTTTCATGAATCAAGGCGAGTACTTCACGATATCCGGCAATTTCCTGTTCAGACCGATTGTGCGGTTCAGCTTTTTTGCTGACCAGTGCTTCTAATCGTTTGTCACTGGTGAAGATTCCCTCGATACGGTTGGAAGCCCCTGTACTCTGGATCATGGCAACGTCTACCAGTGTTTTCAGTTCGTCTGTATTCGCCTCCAGAAATAAATCCTGTCGTCCCTTGTGTTCATGGATACAGGTGAGAAGCTGGACGATTTCAGGTGTCAGTAAATTTTGTATTTCCTGCGAGTAGTTAAATGTTCGCATAAAAATCTCCCTCATCTTTCTATTATCTGCCACATTTTAGCATGAAATGTGGCAGATAGCAAGAGAATGAGGCAGATAAATAAGGCAGATGATGGAAAGAGAGGTGAAACAGCATGGCCAATAATGTCATCGATGCCGCCATCCGGCTGCGGGATTTATTCACGCCGACGGTGCGTAGCGTCAATGCCAGCCTGGGGACCATGAAGACCCAGATGGCGGCGGCGAAACAATCGGTCAGCGGCCTGTCGGATAAGCTGACGGAGCATGAGCGTATCCAGAAACGGACGGCAAAGAGCATCGAGCAGACGGGAAGCAAGATTTCCGGCCTGTCAGACAAGATGGCCCTGCTGTCGGCACCCATCCTGGCGGCTGCGACGGCAGGCTTCAAGCTGCACAGCGACTTTGCGGGCGGCATCGCCAAGATTTCAACCCTGGTGGATACGACGGTCGTTTCCATGCAGAAGATCAGTGATGAGATCCGTGCTGTCAGCGATGAAACCGGGGCAGGCGTCGCCGACCTTTCCGAATCGGTCTACCAGGCCATCTCAGCAGGTGTCGATGCCGGCCATGCCGTAGGTTTTGTCAAGGATATGACCATCGCCGCCAAGGCCGGGTTCACGGACACGACAACTGCCGTAAACGGCGTCACGACTGTCCTCAATGCCTATGGAAAATCGGCAGAGGAAGCCACGGCGGTGACGGACCAGATGCTCCTGGCACAGAACTTCGGCAAGACATCCTTTGGCGAGATGGCCCAGTCCATGGGCAACGTCATCCCCATTGCGGCACAGCTCAATGTCAGCACCCAGGAACTGTTCGGTTCCATTGCCGTCCTGACCAAGAACGGCATCCGGACCAGCGAAGCCATTACAGGACTCAAGGCGGCTTACAGCAACATCCTGAAGCCATCTGCTGAAGCGGCGAAGCTGGCTCAGTCCCTGGGTCTTGAGTTCAATGCGGCTCATCTGCAGAGCGTAGGCTGGGTGAAGTTCCTGGACGAAGTGAAGCGGGCCACGGGCGGTGATGCCGAACAGATGGCCCAGCTCTTTGGTTCCGTCGAAGGATTGAACAGCATCCTGGTCCTGACGGGCAAGGGAGCCGGGGATTTCGATAAGGTCATGGATCAGATGGCCCAGTCTGCCGGCATGACCCGGGAAGCTTATGAGAAGATGCTGACCCCGTCGGAGCAGATGCAGATTGCCATGAACCAGCTGAAGAATGCCGGGATGGACCTGGCTGTTTCCTTTACCCCTTATTTCAAGGCCATGTCCCTGCGGGTAAAAGAACTGGCGGCCTGGTTCCGGTCGCTGACGCCGGAGCAGAAGACGCTGATCGGCCAGATAGCTTTCGGCATCGTGACCTTCCAGCTCTTCGGTTCCACTCTGGGACGGGTGCTGACGATAGGCGGACAGGCCTTCGGGACGTTCAGCTCCATCGCTGCGGGCATCAGCAAGGCCGGGAGCGTATCGAAGTATCTGGTTGCCCAGTTCAAGGGCCTTATCACAGTCGCGAGAGGCATCGCCATCGTTGCCAAAGGCATGGGCAGTACCTTCCTGACTGTGGGCAGGATGATGATTACGGTCATTCGGGCAGTCGGTGCAGCAGCGATGGCCAATCCCATCCTGATTGTCATCGCGGCCATCATTGCAGGGCTGTATCTCCTCTGGAGAAACTGGGATACGGTTTCGCAGTATATCGAGCAGGCCATCCAGGCGGTGTCGGATGCTGTGGATGCCGGGATGCAATGGATTGCTTCAGCCTGGGATGGGGCTATGAACGGCATCAGCGAGACGGCTTCCAGCATCTGGGAGAGCATCAAGGATACCTTCCGGAGCGGCGTGAACAGGGTCATCGACCAGGTGAACGGACTCATTGCCAGCATCAACGGCCTGTCCATCGACATCCCGTCTCTGACAGGCGGGGCGCCGACTCATGTGGGATTCAATATTGAACCCATCAGCCATTTTGCCGGAGGCGTCGAGAACTTTGGCGGCGGCTTTGCTGTCATCAACGAAGACCGCCGGGGCGAGCTGGTCCACTTGCCAAACGGCAGTACGGTGGTCCCGCATGACGAAAGCATCCAGCAGGCCATGGACGCAGGCAGCCGCTCCATCACCATCCGCATCGATACGATGAACGTCCGCAGCGAGCAGGACATCGATACCGTAGCCGACAAGCTGGTGGAAAAGATCCGGCTGTACGGCATGAACCGCATGAAAGGAGCGACCATCTGATGGCCTCATTCTTAGAATCTATCCTGAATGCCATCGGGCAGGCGTCACAGGATCTGACGATTTCCCTGGCTGCGGGCAGCTCTGTCGTGACCTTTCCCGTGCTGCCTTCAGAACTGATGGTTTCCGTCAATACGAACCATGGCACGGTGAACATCAACAACTACGGGGAATATCTCATGAAGGGAAGGACCGGGCTGAAGTCCCTGACGCTGGCGGGCTTTTTCCCGGCCCAGGATTATCCCTTCGCCATGATGACGCTGTCGCCTTATACCTATATCGCTGAACTGGAAGCCATGCGTACAGGCGGCGAGGTCTGCCAGCTCACGGTATCGGACACGCCTATTTCCATGCCCTGCCTGATCAGCTCCTTCAAGTTCGGGGAAAAGGACGGCAGCGGCGATGTGTATTATGAACTGGCGCTGACGGAATACCGCTATGTCACAGCGGCGGAAACTGGGAAAACGGACCCGGCAACGGGGCTGAAGAAACGCCCTGAGTCGTTCTGGCAGAAGATGAAGAAGAATATCACCTATTATCCGGGCGACAGCATCGGCAATGTCGTGGGCCGGGCCATCGGGAAATCGGTCACGCTCAATAAGGAGCAGTTCTCCAAGTTCCAGGTCTACCGCAGCATCATCCGCAGCGGCGGCCTCTCGGCTGGGGACATCATCCGGCTGACGACCATGAACCTGAAAAGGAATGATGAAAATGTTCCAGTTGGCAAAGATAAATAAGGCAGACACGGAAAGCCAGCAGGCAGACAAGCCGCAGAACACGGACTTGTCTGCCTATGTCCTTTCCTATACCTGGTCAGGCGATGTGGAGCAGGCCGGGAGAAAGCTGGAATTTGATATCGCCTATACCACGAAAGACAAGGACTGGATGAATGCCGTCCTGGAACTGGGAGATGAAGTGTGTCTTTCCTATACCAATGAGGTCACGCAGGAGATGTACCCCGTTTTCCAGGGGCGCGTCTTTTCCCGTAGCCGGGACAGCGAGTCCTATGCCATGCGCTTTGTGGCCTTCGACAACATCATCTATCTGGCCAAATCACGCTTTACCCGGAAATACGCCAATGTGACCGTGGCTGATGCCATCCGGCAGACCATCCATGACTTTTCGATTGAAGCCGGGACGATGCCGAACCTTTCCGTGGTGTGCAGTTTCATCGCCGATGACATCTCAGCAACCGATGCCATCAAGCAGGCGCTGTCTTACCAGTCAGCACAGGATGGCAAGGGGTATCACATCTACATGACGGACGGGAAGCTGAATGTGGTCTGTACCAATGACCAGGTAGTGGAGAATTTCCTCATCAGCGATGAAACGAATCTCACTGGGGCATCTGTGTCCGAGTCTATCGAAGACATGGTGTCGAAAGTGGTGGTCGTAGACAGTGCGGGCCAGACGAAAGGCGAGATGCCGAATGGCACCGACATCGAACGATTCGGCACCATCCAGGCCATCTGCAAGGCCGACCCCAAGCAGGACGATGCCTCGCAGGCCCGGGCCATGCTGAAGACCGTCGCCCATGACATGTCCGTCAAGGCTCTCGGCCATATCCAGTGCATCGCCGGTTTTTCCGTGGATATCCAGGAAGAACAGCTCAAGGGACGGTTCTTCATCAAATCGGACAGCCATCGGATTGAGGGGAACAGGCACACTATGGAGCTGCATCTGGTCTTCCATAAACTGCTGGATGAGCAGAAGCAGGAACTCGACAGTGCGTCCTATAATGCGAACCCGGATTACGTGCCGCCTATAGTAGCCGCTTCGGGCAGCCGGAGCGGGGCGTCCATGAGCGGGAATGCCGCCGGAGGCGATGTGGTGGATTCGTGCATGGAGAATTTCGATGGCACCGTTTCGCCTTATGGCTCCAATGGTTGCGTGGACCGGGCAACGGTTGCCGCTGCCGGGTATTCGCCCTTTGCCGCGCAGGAATACAACAACAACGTCAAAGGATGCGACCAGCTCCGGGCCGATGCCGAAGCCCAGGGACTGGCGATTCCCTACAACCCGGCACAGCTGGAGAAAGGCGACATCATCATGTACAACCGCTACAGCAAGCCGAATCCGAACTGGCATGTTGTGGTCTATGACGGAAACGGCGGCTGCTGGGGCAACAGTTCCAGCGTGTACGGGTGCTTCCATCATTACGAAGGAAGCATCGACATGGGGAGCGACTACTATCCGGCGACCATCATCAAGACATCGAGGGGGTGACGGGAGATGCAGAAAAATCCATACATCAGCCTGCTGAACCTCATGGAGCAGGTATCGCGGAGCAGCAACAGCCCGTCCATCCAGATTGGCGAAATCCTTCAATCTCCGCCGGACATCCAGGTGAAATACAACGGCATCGTCCTGACCAAAGGGGAGCTGTGGATTTCCCACTACCTTCTGGCAGGCTACGGCAGGACAGCCCGGGGCCATCTGGTATCGGCTACCCAGAACCGGGCAGGCGGCAGCGGGGATGCGGCGTATCAGTCGCATAACCACGACATCCATAACGACTACACCGATTCGGTGATTACCACGGATACCCTGAAGCCGGGCATGAAAGTCGCCATCATGCCCATGATGGTGAACGGGAAAATCCAGCAGTATGTGATTTTAGATGAGATTATGAGGTTGGACGGATATGGCTGATCCTTTTGTGGCCTTGGCATCCGGAGCGGATGCCAGCGTCAGAGAAACATTGCCGCTCCTTTCGGAATACGGCTATGACTTTGAGAAACATCGGTTCCGCTATGACGAGAACGGGAACAACATCACCGTGACGGAAGATGAAGCCCTCAAGGTGTGGATTTATAAGGCTCTGATGACGGAACGATATCGGTACCTGGCCTACCATGACGAATACGGCATCACCATTGAACCCTATCAGGGAACGATGCCCAACAGCGTCTATACGGCAGACCAGGTCTGCCAGAATATCCGGGAGGGGCTGGCCGTCAATCCCTATATTGCCCGCGTCAACCGGGTGGATGTGGAAAAGCGGGAGAAAGATGATCTGTCCATCTTGGTGAATGTGACATCCATTTACAGCGAGGAAAGCATCACGGTTGCCGCAGAAAGGAGCCTTGCATGAGCAATTTGTTCGATGCCCAGACAAAAGATCAGATTGAGAGCCGCATGGTGCAGACCTTGCACACGCTGGCCGCTACGGACAAGACGGCTATCGAAGGTTCTTTTGCCCGGGATATGATTGATACCAATGCTGTGGAATTCGAGAACAGCTATGCCGAGATGACCATGCTCCGGGACGCGGCCTTTGCCGAGACTGCCTGGGGCGGGTATCTGACGCTCCGGGCAGAGGAATTCGGGATCCAGCGGAAACAGGCGGTGAAAGCCAATGGCCAGGTGACGGTCACCGGGCAGCCCGGGGCCTACATCATACGTGGCAGCTTGTTCCAGACCAAAGACGGGCTGCGGTTCTACACGACCGAATCCGCTACGATTCCATCGGACGGAACCGAAGCAGAGATTGCTGTCCAGGCTGCAGATACAGGGGTGAAAGGGAACGTGGCACCGGGGACGATTACGGAAATCCCTTATTCCATCCCCAATGTGTACAGCGTGACCAATCCGGAGAGATGCACGGACGGGGCCGATGAGGAAACGGATGCGGCTCTTCTGGCACGGCTCCTGTTCCGGGTCCGCCAGCCCATCACGTCCGGCAACGCCAACCATTACCGTTCCTGGGCCATGTCCGTGGATGGGGTGGGCAACTGCAAGGTCATCCCGCTCTGGAACGGGAACGGTACGGTGAAAGTCATCATTGTGACGGCAGAGAATGAATCGGCTTCCAAGGAGCTGATCCAGAAAGTGTCCCGGTACATCGAATCCCAGCGGCCCATCGGGGCCACCGTGACTGTGGTGTCTCCGGCACCCGTATCCGTAGATATTACCGCAGAAGTGTACGGCACCGTCAATGCCGATGCGGTGACAGCCGCTGTGTCTGCCTATTTCAAGAATACGGGCTTCAGCCTGTCCTATGTCAGCCTGGCCCAGATTGGCCGGCTCATCCTGGGCGTGAACGGGATTACAGACTACCGGAACCTGAAGCTCGGCGGCAAGGCAGAAAACATCCGCCTGACCAATGAGCAGATCCCGGTAGTCGGAAAGGTGGTGCTGAACCTTGTCAGCGAATGAGTGGATGAGGCAGCACCCCATTGATGTGCTGGACTATCTGCCGAAATTCCTGGGGAAAGACCCGATGTTCAAGAAGACAGCGGATACATGCAGCACGGAGCATAACCGCCTGCGCCTGGCTCTGCAGGACCTGGCGGACAACTTCTTCGTGAACACAGCCACCTGGGCGCTGCCTCTTTATGAATCGTTCCTTGGCATCAAGCCCGGCGACGGGGATACCGACGAATTTCGCAGGCAGCGGATCCTCTTTAAGCTGCAGCATGTGGATGTGTCCACGGTGGATTTCATGAACTCCATCGTGAACCTGTACAGTGTCGGCCACATCGAGGAAGTGAATGAAGAATATTATTTCAAGGTGTACTGCATTATGAATGACAAGGATACCGGAACGCTCTCGAAGCTGATCGCCCAGCTCGACATCTACAAGCCGGCCCATCTGGGCTATGCCATCTATCTGGGCTATTCCTGGAACGGGAAGATCCACTGGGATGGCGAGGCAACGTTCTCGACGGCGACCATCGTATCCGGGAAAGGAGTGACGGCAAGTGGCTGAGTATATCAAGGAGAAGTGGGCGGTGGATTTTCCGGACCGGGCCGGGCAGGAAGTCCGGCCGACAGAAGCCGTGGAGAATACGCTGGATTATGATGTGCTTTTCCCTCAGTATCTTTCGGAAGACCCGGTCGTCTTCAATCAGCAGAACAAGACCGTGTCCCAGCTGGTCAGCAATGATGCCCGGCTCTATGAGCGGATTTCCGCTACGGCAGCTGACATCAATGCTCATCTGACCGATGCCAAGGCCCATGCCAGCGGCATCAGCGGCAATGCGGCCAGTGCGTCGAAGTTGCAGACGGGGCGGAAGATTCATCGAATCTTCTTTGACGGCACTCGGGATATTACTTTACCAGACTTTACGGGCTGCGGCGAAAAGACGGCAGGCCAGAGCGGCATGGTCCCGTCACCTTCAGCCGGGAAACTGAATACCGTCCTGCACAGCAACGGCAGCTGGGGCAAGGTCACCTACGCCGATATGGACGAGGAAGCCGTGGCCAAGATCCAGGCATGTCCGTTCCCTGTCAATGCCATCTACATTTCTGCGGACGGGAAGAATCCCGCGACATACTGGCCCGGGACGACCTGGGTGGCCTTTGCCATGGGACGCTGCCTGATCGGAGCCGGGGCAGCAGACAGCGGGACCATGTACAAGGCCGGGGACAAGCTGGGCGAAGAGAAGCACAACCTTACGGTTCCAGAAACTCCGGCTCATGGCCATACGGTTGGCGACAGCGGGAATCATCGTCACTGGTCCTGTGGGGCACTGCCGCGCAACTTCCAGTGGGATGCATGTGAAGGCAATGATGCACCTGTGGCCGTAGGCTATGGCGACGGCTGCTGGCATGGCAATCAGGTGGACGGGCATACTTCCTCGGATGGGAATCATTCCCACAACCTTTCCCGGACGGGTGGAGGCCAGCCGCACAACAATATGCAGCCGTCCATTGTCGTGTACATGTTCCAGCGGACAGGATAGGGGGTGAGGAATATGGCTGAATGGTTACAGATGGCCGCGTCTCTGGTATCTGTTCTGATGCTCTGTGGCGTCATCTTCAACTTCAGCGTCATTAAGCCGCTGAATGAATCGGTGCGGAGCCTTAGGGACTGCATCGCAGAACTGCGCCGCCAGCTGTCGGATACGGAAGCCAAACGGCAGCAGATGGCAGAGCGGCTGTCCCGGGTGGAAGAAGCTACGGGGCACGTGCAGCATCGCTTGGATGTGATTGAGCAACGGCAGCATGAGTAGGAGGTGATAGAATGGGTTTTTCGGTCATTCGAAACCGGCTCTTTTTGACAAGAGGGGATTCTGCTGAAATCACGCTGATTATTCGGGACCGGGTGACAGGTGCCATCTTTATCCCAGGTCCGGATGATCAGCTTACCTTTACCGTTAAGCGGGAGCTTTCAGATGAAAAGACAGTGATAGAAAAACATCTGGATAGAGGCATTCTGCGCCGAGAAAATGACTGTGTTCTGATCCTGATACCAGAAGATACAGCACAGCTTCCATTTGGAACCTATTGGTATGATGTAGAACTGGTGCTGGACTCTGGGTATACAGACACAATCATTCCACCTAGTCCGTTTATTATAACGGGAGAGGTGACAACCCATGGATAAGTATAAAGGCACTATAAAGGGAATAAATACTCTGCAAGGGATTCTATCCATGCCGGTGGTACCTTCCAGAAATTATCAAAAGAAAGTGGTCATTCCTAATAAAGAGAAACAAATCATACGACCAGATGCAGGCTACGATGCCTTGCAGCGGGTTACGGTAGCTGCCATTCCGTCGAACTATGGCAGAATTAGCTTCAATGGATATGAGTTAAAGGTCGAGTAAAGGAGAATAACATCATGGCGAAAAATGTAAAAATCAATTCCGTAGTGTATGCAGAAGTCCCTCAAGTTTCGATTCCACTAGCAGAAGGAGAGGGAGCCGCCACTTTTTATGATACAACGGGGGCGACTGCAGTATCTGCGGATATCCTGAATGGAAAAACTGCATTCTTGGGAACCGGTTCAGTGACAGGCTCTATGCCAGATAATGGGGCTGTCAGTGGCAGTGTTGGCAAGGTGGACGGTTCGTATACCATCCCGGCAGGCTACCATAATGGCAAAGGCTCAGTTACCATCACGAGCGAGGAACAAGCCAAGCTGGTTGCGGAGAACATCAAGGCAGGTGTGACGATTCTGGGAGTAGCCGGCAAGGCCAGTGTGGTGGATACGGCAGATGCTACCGCAGCTGCGAGTACTATTGTGTCGGGCAAAACCGCCTATATTAACGGAGCAAAAGTGACAGGTTCCCTGACCTCTGTAGCAGTATCCCAGGATAGTCTGACCAAAGTGCTGACCATTGAATAGGAGGACTGAGCCATGAAGGTTGATGTTAAGATTGCGGGAGCTAATTACACGGAAGTTCCATCCATATTATTACCCCTTACAGCGGGAGGCAAAGCAAGGTTTTGTGAAGTGTCCGATACGACAACTGAAATTGGAGATGTTGCTCGGGGGAAAAAGTTCTATACGGCCGATGGAGAACTGGTGGAAGGAACAGCGAACGTATCTGCTGGTGGGGATACCCGGAAGAAAATAACCCTGGTGCAAAAAGACCATCAAAAAATTATGATTACCTGCAATCATCCAGAGTTATCGATGCAACATGATACGGATAGAAATGCCGTGTATGCTACAGAATATCAAAATATGCTCGATATTACCCTAAAAGCAGACAATGATTATTACGTCGGGAAAATCACAGTTAATGGTAAAGAACAGGGCACTGTCAGTTCGAATCATCAATATGCTTCTGCGTCTATGCCGATTAGTGATGGCATGATTGTCAGTGCCACGGATGCAGTTTTGATTCCCACCAGTCCCTTTACGACTGTAAACCTTACACTGCAAGGACAAGGCGCACAGTTCCTTTTAGGAAGTCTGCTGATGACCTTAGCGCAGAGTCCGGACAGTCCTAAGATAGAAGGGATTGTTGTTGTCGAGGATGCGGATAATAAAGGGATGATATTCCTGGTAAAAGAAGAACAGCGCTATGCTGCCTGTAAGGCTGAAGTCACAACAGGAACGGGGATCAAGGAAATCATAGACTTGACATATAATATAGACACAGATTTAGGGGCAACAATGTCTGGGAAAATTTCTAATACTTTATACACTTATTTAAAAGAGCGTTCGGAATCGAATGCAAAAGTGACACTACAGATTAAGGTGGTAGCGTAAGTATGTTTGAAAAAGTGAATATCCCCGACTGCATCGTCATCATCGGGCTGGTCACGGCACTGATCTTGGCGATTTTTTATGCCCTCAATGAGCTGGCCATGTCCATCGCTTCTGGCTTGCTCGGTTACATCGGCGGTACCGTGAAGTCTGCCGTTCATCAGAAAGGAGAAGAAAAGCAATGAAAGTATTCCTGAACCCCGGCCATGCGCCGAACGGGCATCCAGATCCAGGTGCCGTCAATGAAGAAACGGGCCTACGCGAGAGTGATGTAGCATTGGCCGTTGGTAAATCCGCTGCAAGCTATCTAAATGCGGCAGGCGTAGAAACAGAACTGCTTCAATCTGACAGCCTGTATGAAATTTGTGAAACCGCCAATAGTAGTGATGCCGACATCTTCGTGTCCATCCACTGCAATGCCGCTGAAGCCGAAGAAGCCAACGGCACAGAAACCTGGGCCTGTGCTGACAGTTACTGTGGCAACATACTGGCCAACTGTATCCAACGCCAAATTATTGATGCCCTCGATACCACTGACCGGGGCGTGAAAATCGCAACGCCCGGCGTTAACGGCCTGTATGTTCTCACGAACACGGACATGCCAGCTGTCCTGGTCGAGTTGGCCTTCATCACTAATCCTAGCGATGAAGAAATCCTGGCCTATGCCCAGGATGCCCTGGCCAGAGCAGTAGCCCGGGGTGTCACTGATTATGAACAACTGATCTTGGGAGGTAAATGACTATGAACCGTGAAGAAATCAAGAAAGCCGTCGCCGATACGGTTGTATCTTTTGCCAGGAGCGAAGCCGAAGCGGCCATTCAGTCCATCGACCTGGAGGACATCCAGAAGCTGGTGGAAGCGCAGATGAAGAACCTCACAGACCTACTGGAAGCGGAAATCCAGACCACCACCAGTTGGTGGGTGAAGATTCGGAACAGGCTGTATATTACTTTGCTGCAGCAAGCGGTCAAAGCTATTGTGGCTGATGCAAAGCAGAAGATTGTATGAGAAAAGCCGATACGGAGTAAGCGCTCAATAAAACCATGTACCTAACAAAGAAGCCCACCCGAGTTATTCTCGAATGGGCGATCACTAATCTATTTACATAATTCCTGCATACGCGTGCTCCAGGGCATGTAGCCATCTACTACTTCGGGATGATGCCGCACATCCAAATTTGGGAAATCCGTGAATACCTGAATCAGGTATTTCTCCGGATCAATCTGGTTGGCCTTGCAGGTTTCGATGATGCTGTATACCATTGCGCTGGCCTTGGCACCTTTAGGGCTGTCACTGAACAGCCAGTTCTTGCGGCCGACGGTGAAGGGACGGATGCTGTTTTCTGCCAGATTGTTGTCTATGGAACAGTGGCCGTCTTCCAAATAACGGGTCAGCCCGTTCCAGTTGCTGAGGGTGTAATTGATGGCTTTGGAGATAGGAGATTTTATGGCAACACAGTCTCTATTTTTTTCAAGCCATGCAAATAAAGCCTCTAGCAGGGGTTTTTCCTGCTTCTGGCGTTCTATTTGTCGTTCTTCTGGAGATAAATCTTTGAATTCTTTTTCTTTGACGTACAAGGCACCTATGAGATCCAAGGCCTCTTGGGACAAGCTGTTTGCCTGAGGATCGGCAATGCCTTTTATGGCATCGACGAACTTCCGTCGTGCATGAGCCATACACAAGCATTGCCGAATTTCCAGCTTTCCATAGCCTGCGAAGTCGTCCGTATGAAGGTATCCCGTAAAGCCTTTCAGGAAGGCTGCGGCATTTTCACCTTTGCGGGTCGTCGGCTGGTATTCAAACAAGCGGATGGCGTGCCGTGGTTCAAATTGCCCGCTGGCGTAGAGCCACATGTACGACTTGCTCGTGTTTTTCCGGCCTTTTTCTTTGTGGACCTGTACCGGCGTTTCATCTGCGTGCAGGTAGTTTTCCTTCAAAAGTTTGTCATGCATCCGGTCGTAGATGAGGGACAGCCATTCCTGCGTGGAGATGATGATCCAGTTTGCCAGGTTGGCTCTGCTAAGGGAAATCCCGAGTTGCTGCCATTCTTTTTCCTGTCTGTATAGCGGCACTGCATAGAAGTACTTCTGCATCATGACGTGTGCAACGGCCGACGGTGATGCAAAAGAATGAGGAATGACCGGCTGGGGCATGACAGGCTTGATGAATTTTGGTGCTTTTTCCTTTCGGCATTCCCGGCATTCGTAGTTAATCTGGTAATATTCCACAATCTTTACCTTGGCAGGGATGAGGATTACTTCTTTGCGGATATATGTTTCACCTACTGGTTTTAGTTCACTGCCACAGTCCGGGCATACTTTTTCATCCTCCGGCAGATCGATGAGCTCCCTTTCGTGCGGCAATGCCGCTAACAGCTCTTCACGGGAACTTTTCTTTTTCTTGGTCCGCGTGTGTTCTCCCACCGTGATAGAGGGCTCTTCAGCATTCTTCTTGGTTTCTACTTCTGCCTCATTGAACAGGGACAGCTGGTCTGGTGCGTCTTCACGGACAACCTGTCTCTTTTCCGTTTTTTGGCCAAAGACATGCTCCTGTAACATGGCGACCTGGCGTTTCAACGTTGCATTTTCCTCTGCCAGGCTCGCGTTTTCTGCCGCGAGTGTATCTATTTTGTTTTGCATTTCCTGTTCAAGAGCGTCGGACATAAGGCACCTCGTTTTTCTGGTTTTTGTTCCTTTATTATACCAGAAAAACGCCCGAACCCCTATTATTTATGCGGGTTTCAGGCGTTTCAATTTCGCATTATATGCATCGTTTAGGCGCAACTTTGTGGACGGCTTTCGGCTGATCGATGGCGAGTCCTTCCATGAGCCAGCGGTATTGCTGGGGCGTAATTTCCCGGACTTCCTGTGGCGTTTTGGGCCACTGGAAGCGACCGTCTTCAAGGCGCTTATACAGGAGGACAAAGCCGTCCTCCTGCCAGAGCAACCCCTTGATACGATCCCTGCGGCGGCCGCAGAAGAGAAACAAGGTCTGCTGGAAGGGATTCATTTGGAACTGCAGTTGCACGAGGGCCGCGAGACCATCGATGGATTTCCTCATATCCGTATAGCCACAGGCGATAAAGACCTGACTGGCTGATAACTGCAAATCCATGACTAATCTTGCATCTGCTGCAGGACCTGCAAGGTTTTCAGCAGTACGGTTTGTGACGTAGTTTCAGTTACTTCCAATGTGCAGTTGCCAATGGTGAGTCTGATGGGATCGCCCGGTGCTATTGGCTGAGCCAAAGGCACCAACACAGGTGTCGTGTCCGTTACCGTTGCGGCGTGTTCTTCTACCATTTGCGTAGCATATTCTACGCGGAGTTTGTGTTGCCAGTAGTAATATTGTTTTTCGCGAATTCCATGAGTTTGGCAATACTCGCGGACCGATAAACCGCTTTCATGTCGCTCCTGAACGATTTGTGTCCAGTGTTGCCGTCGTATCTGTTGAGCTGTTACGCGTGTATTCGTGGGGATCATCTCCTACTGAAATATGGGATAAATTAGAGAAATTAGACAATTTAGATCAGACTCGAATTTATCTAATTTCTCCCGTTTCGTTATGATGATTATCTCATATCTTGGCAGGTGGGAGTATCCATGGTTTTATTTTACGCTTACGATACGGAACATCGGGAAGGATGTTCCGTATCGGCTTTTTTGTTTTTATAGTACTTAGTAATAGCCATTCTGTCCTGTTACTCCTGAAGACCAAAAATTCAGGAGGTATCCATCATGACGGACGAACAAAAACAACAGATTATTGCTCTGCGCCGAGCTGGGGCCGGGTATGGCAGGATAGCGATGCAGCTCCAGATTTCTATCAATACGGTGAAGTCGTTCTGCCGGCGGCACAGTCTGGTAACCAGGATAGATGGAGCAGTATGCGAGCAGTGTGGGAAGCCTATTGATCAGAATCCGGGGCGGAAGCGGAAACGGTTCTGCTGTGATGCCTGTCGGAACAAGTGGTGGAACGCACATCTGATGCTGGTGAAGCGGAAGGCAGTCTATACTTTTACTTGCCCGGCCTGCGGAAAAGCATTCACTGTCTATGGCAATAGTCATCGGAAGTTCTGCTCTCATGCTTGCTATATTGCTTACCGGTTCGGAGGTGTTCGCCATGGATAAGAAGTTATTTTTTAATGAAATAACTTTTCAGGTAACGATAAATCTGGCAAGGAAAATGTTGAATGATAAACTTATTACCAAGAAGGAGTACCAGTCCTTCAAGAAGGAAATGCTTCATAAATATCAACCGTTTTTCGGAGGGTTATACACTTGATAATTCTACTGGTTAGAGTGATATATATAGTTGGAAGGAGGGCTCAACTATGGAAAAGAAAATGTGGAAAATAGAACAGAAGGTTACCGAAATTTCCAAACGGAAGCGGGTTGCTGCCTATGCCCGAGTCTCTGTAGAGTCAGAGAGAATGCAGCATTCCCTATCGGCTCAGATTAGCTATTACAGTTCATTGATACAGAAAAATCCTGCGTGGGAATATGCGGGGGTATATGCTGATTATGGTATTACTGGAACAAAGATTATTAAGAGAAAAGAGTTTCAACGTATGCTTGCAGATGCAGAAGCTAGAAAAATTGATATTATTCTTACGAAATCCATCCAGCGGTTTGCACGTAACACGGTTGACCTGCTTAAGACGGTTCGGCACCTAAAAGAGATTGGTGTCGAAGTCTGGTTTGAAAAAGAAAACATTCGTAGCCTAAGTGGTGATGGAGAGCTGATGCTGACAATCCTTGCCTCCTTTGCTCAGGAAGAAAGCCGCTCTATCAGCGACAATATCAAGTGGAGGTTTCAAAAGAAATACGAAAAAGGAATTCCCCATGCAAAGTTCTTCATTTATGGGTACCGATGGAAAGATGGAGAACTAGTTATCCAGAAAGAGGAAGCAGCGATTGTTCGGAGAGTCTTTAAGGGGTATTTAGCAGGGAAAACGCGAAGAGATATACAGCGAGAGCTTGCCAATATCGGAGCTCATACAATGTACGGCAACCTATTTCAGGATTCTACTATAAAGCAGATGTTGCAGAATCCTGTATATAAAGGGACCCTGGTCATTCAAAAGACCTTCGTAATAGATCCAATTACCAAACATCAGGTCATAAACCATGGAGAAAAGGATAAGTATGTAGTGGAAAATCATCATGAGGCCATTATTGATGCAGCGACATTCAATCAGGTTCAGGAAGAGATGGCGTGGCGTAAGGAGGCGGGAAAGCAACGTGGCGGATATGCCAGAAATTTTCTAAACACATCCTGCTTTACAGGAATCATCAAGTGCGGTATTTGTGGAAAGAGCTACATCCATAACATAAGAAAGTACAAAGGCAAACCGAGTGAATACTGGTCGTGCCTGTCAAATAAAGGAAAAGCGGAGAAATGGTGCGGGGCCTATGGTGCCATTCCACAGCCTGCTCTTGAACGCGCTTGTATGAGTGCGCTTGAAATGGCAATTTTTGATAAGACTGAGTTTTTACAGAGGGTAGAGAAAATAGTGGTGCCGGCTTATCATTCCTTGCTATTTTACTTAAAGGACGGCAAGGTTATTAAGCAGCCATGGAAATCGACAGCGTTAAAGGATATGTGGACGGAGAAACGGAAGGAACAAGTGCGGCAAAGAATGGTCCAATATCGTAAAAGTGGACTGTCCAGCCGTTATAGTGCCTTTTCAGAACGTATCTTTTGCCCGACTTGTGATGTGAAATTTGTCCGTTGTTTGGAAACACGTAAAAATAGAAGAGTAGCGTATTGGCGGAGTCGGAACAAACATAAATGTGTCCACACTAGCGGCATCAAAGAAGATTGGCTGAAAAAAACAGCGGCAGTCCTTCTTGGCGAATCTACATTTGATGAGCAAAAATTTCGGGAACAGGTGGAATGGATTGAGGTTCAAAAGAATCGGACCCTGCTGTTTCGGTTTTATTCTGGAGAAAATAAAGAGGTGCAATTGCCATGAAAAAAGTGCAGGTTATACCAGCTACACTACAGAATTACACAGAAAAACCTATTCATAGCCAGAAAAAGAGAAGGGTCGCCGGGTATGCACGCGTTTCAACCGACCGGGATGAACAGCTTACAAGTTATGAAGCACAGGTTGACTATTATACAAATTATATAAAGGGACGCAGCGACTGGGAATTCGCTGGGATGTACACGGATGAAGGAATTTCAGCGACAAATACCTTGCATAGGGAAGGCTTTAAAAGTATGATTCGTGATGCAATGGATGGCAGAATTGACCTTATCATTACGAAATCGGTCAGCCGTTTTGCGCGGAATACGGTGGATAGCTTGACAATCGTACGTAAGTTGAGAGATAAAGGGGTCGAAATCTACTTTGAAAAAGAAAACATCTGGACACTAGACGCCAAAGGTGAACTTCTTATTACTATTATGAGTTCCCTGGCACAGGAGGAAAGTAGGAGTATATCAGAAAATGTCACTTGGGGACATCGGAAACGGTTTGCTGATGGGAAGGTCAGTTTGGCATTCAGTCATTTTCTTGGTTATGACAGGGGAGCGGACGGCAATCTGGTAGTGAATAAAGAGCAGGCAGAAACAGTAAAACTGATTTATCGTTTATATCTTAGCGGGTACACCTTTCATTCTATTGCAAAGAAATTGACAGAGCAAAAGATTCCAACACCTGCGGGGTGCAAAATATGGAGACCCAACACGGTGCGAAGTATTCTCATGAATGAAAAATACAAAGGTGATGCGTTGCTTCAAAAGAAATTTACGGTGGACTTTCTTACGAAAAAAAGTAAGAGGAACGAAGGGGAAGTACCGCAATATTATGTGCAAAATAACCATGAGGCTATTATCAGTCCACAGGTATTTGACTTGGTACAGGAAGAGATGCGGAAGAGGAAAAATAGTAAAATTCGTCATAGTGGTATCTCCATTTTCTCCAGCAAAATCAAATGTGGACAGTGCGGCAGTTGGTACGGAGCCAAAGTATGGCACTCGACTGATAAATACCGCCAGACCGTATATCGCTGTAATGATAAGTTCAAGAGACATTGTAAGACGCCACATTTGACTGAAAATGAGATAGAAAATATATTTGTCCGAGCAGCCAATCAACTTATCAAGAATAAAGATGAGATCCTTAGCAATATTATTCTGTTAAAGATTCGCCTAGTTGATACTACAGATTTGGAAAAGAAACGAAACGCATTAGAACTCAATATGAACCTGTTAGCAGAACGGGTTCAGCAACTCATCTCCGAAAATGCTTGCTTGACACAGGAACAAGTGCAATATAACCAAGAGTACAGTGCGCTAGTTAACCGCTATGAAAAAATAAAAATAAAGTATGACCAGATTTGCGATACCATGAAACAGCGTACAAGTAGGGGCCAGCAGCTAGAAAGATTTATTGAAAATTTACAGAAACAGGAATTTATTAGCATTTTTGATAAAAGACTGTGGTGCAGTTTGGTGGATTTCATTACTGTAAATGAGAAAGATGATATTTGGGTGACTTTTAAAGATGGCACAGAAATCAAAGCATAAATGGATATTTGGAAATGCAAGAGAGAAACGACATGACTTTCCGGGAAAACGGAGTATAGTATGTTAATGTACAGAATCCATCTATTATTAACTTAAGCTTCATAGTTGATACCACGCTGATTTATCTTTATTAGTAATCCGCAAAATAAAAATAGCATGAACTCATTCCGTTTTGTATAATAAAAGTAACGAAAATCCACAACACAAACGGAAGGCTTATGCCATGAATATTGTACAATATCATCACTCATGTGAAGTATCATCTTCCAAGATTCGTCAATTCTTTGCCGAGTTCCATGTCAGCTGGTTCTTGCGAAACTACAATGTCTACAAGATGTGCGGCTTTGCGGTCATGACCGCAAGGTCGCGTCCGAGGCGGTGTTCCAGAGGCGGTTCTTCTACCAACGGAAGAAGGATGCGTCAGAGCCCACCCCGTTTGAGAGGGATACGTTCTACCATTTCAATGGATTCCTGGATACGACCAACATCCAGAAGGCCAATCGCACCAATGACGGGCGAAGACCGTAGGAACATCCTCATCATCGAAAATGACAACGACTCCTTGCTCAAACGCAACTGCCCAAGAAAGTGGAGCTGCTGGCCCGCGTCTACGACTATGTCAGTGGCACGTTCCTGAAAGTCTTCCGTATACTCACGTTTGGTTGGAGCGATGGGAATACCTTCCTGCTGCTCCGCCACTGCCTGCTGTCCTCTTTGTCGAAGCAGCAGCAATTGTGAGGCGCGTCAGCTGACATCTACCCGTACAGCAATGGTGGCAAGCATGCAGCGCAAGCTAGCACAGTGCAAGGCTCCAGATGTTATTCTAACACTGTTGGAAGAGGCTCGTGAGGCAGGTGTCTCTGCCCAGCACGTCCTGTTCGGCTCATGGTTCTGCTCACCGGCATCGCTACACCAGATTCACGAGCTTGGCTACGACGTCATCGCGTATGTCAAGATTACTAAATATTTTTTAATCAATTATAGCTTTACAGCAGTTTACAACTTTTTGAACAAATAAATATCGCGTAACCACACTTTGAAGTATAATGAATCTGCTAAAACACACCATCTCAAAGGAGTTACGCGATG